ACCTTTATCTTTACCTTCACCGCGAGCAGTTGGCAATGCGCCATGCTCTCTTTGAATCACACCAATAAAGTGTTGTGAAGCCTGTGGATTGCGTGAACGGCTTGTTCGACTTCGTGATCGAGATGCAGCACTTCCTCGACCTGCCGTTTCAAAGATTGCACCACCTGGGTCACGCTGAATGACTCCGTAAGTATTGCGAAAACCGCTTCCGTCTTTTTTGGTAGTTGCGGCAGTTTGCTTGATTCCTGCCTTAGCTCGTTCGGCATCATAGGCAATGAATCCACGAGTTTGATCCTGGGCTAATGGGCCGACTCCATTGAATCTTTTGAATCCGCCTTTTTGCCATCCTGAAGGGTGGATTTGATCATTGCTTGGAAGGTAGCCTTTTGCCTCAAGAACAATCGGTGCAAGAATGCCACGAATTTCTTTGTTCAATTCTCTTTTGAGGTCAGGCGCGAAGCGTTCAAGGGCGATGATGTTTTCGGTCAAACCTTGCATCACAATTGTGTAATTGATTTCCGCCATTACTTGCTTCGCGCCTTCGCTCGTTCTTTCATGTATATGACTATTGCTTCAAGTATGCCATCGGGAGCATCAAGCAAATCAATTGGAGATATGCCTGTCTCCACAGAAACTGCTGCTATTGAATAGGTCAGGCTGTCTCTGTGGATTCGGAATTTGGGTCTGTGTCCAAAGATACTGCTTCGAGTGTATCTAAGAAGTCGGGGCCGAAAGGTTTTACAACCTTGCCGTTTGCTCTAAGTGCAAGCCATCCGAGATAGTAGATATGCTCTAGCTTTTGTTCCTCGCCAATAAGTTTAGCGAGTCCTTTGCCATACTTTTGTTCAAAGTCAACGATGATTCTTGGGCGCAACGGGAAAGTTGCATCTATATCATCGTTTGTTTTTACCTTTATGAATAATCCATCCATTTTATTTCCCCCTCAGTTATTTATGATGTTGCTTTGGTAATTGCGCCGGAGATCGGCCATGACACACTTGCAGTTGCTAGTTCGCCTACAGCACCGTTCAACGGAGTCCATTCTGACACAACCGCTGAAAAACTGTATTGAGGATTGACTGTTGTTGTTGTTCCTGCGACTGGTTTCACAACAATTGTGGCTGCTGTTCCAAGTAATGGATAGATTGTTTGCTCAATTGCCGATGTTGCATAGTCCTGGTTGAATTCAAGGCTCACGGAATTGTCTGCGAGTCCGGCAACTCTGGTCTTTGATGTGCTTCCGAACGCAGTCGTCTCAACGATGTCAAATGTTGTATTTAATGAAATGCTTGTAACATATTGAGAAATATCTGTGCTTGCAAGAACGACAGATGCGTTTGTTAATACAAGTCTTGGCATTATGCAACCGCCTTTGTGATTGCACCACTTACAGGCCAGGAAACACTTGCTGTGGCTAGTTCGCCAACGGCTCCGTTAAGTGGAGTCCATTCTGAAATTACCGCCTGGCAGGTATATGAAGGATTGAATGCGCTTGTTGTTGCGCCATTTGGCTTCACAATTACTGCTGCAACTGTTCCAAGTAATGGATAAATTGTTTGTTCAACTTCGCCTGTTGCATAATCCTGATGAAATTCAAGAGTGATTGAATTGTCTGCAAGACCTGCCACGCGAGTCTTTGTTGTTGATGATGAAAATGCTGATGTCTCTATGACATCAAATGTTGATGAGAGTGAGACTGAGCTAACTAAATCGCTCAAATCCACTCCACCAACTGAAATGAACGCATTCGTTAAAACGATACGGGGCATTAGTTGGTCGCTCCTTCTGTTGCTGGTTTGATGGATGGTGATACTGCATTGCTTGCCTTGATGTGGTTTGCAGCAATGAGTGCTTCTGCGCTCACTCCTGCATCAACAAGTTCTTTGTCGGTGATTGACTCACCCTTCTTTTTGCCACAGACCTCTCGATCTGAGATGACGGTGTATGCCATTGGTTCTCCTTATCCCCAAATCGTGATTCTGTAACGATAGGAAAGAAATGTGACTCCTTGTGAATCATAAGTACCTGCTTCGGCACCTGTAACTCGCAAAGTATTTACTGTTCCCCCAAGAGTGCGATCACCTTCGATTGCTGTTTTGATAGAACTTGAACCTGTACCTGCAAGGTATGCATCAAGTTTGTCTTGTCCAGCACGCTCTGAAAAGCGTTGCACAATCACAAGGACATCAACCTGCGCTTGGTCAAGACCGCGAGCATTGTCAATGTCGAATGTGAAATCTAATTGTCCAACTACCGCACAAGGCGGAACTACTGCGTCAGGAATCAAATCATACGCTCGTAAGCCTGTAATTGTTTGCAATCGTGTTTTGAGACCATCTCGAACTTGACTTGGGTTCATTATTTAGCCAACCCATTGTTCTTGCGGAAAGGTCGAAGTAAGGCTTCAACATCAGGATCAAGGCGTGAAGTAAGTCTGACAGTTCCAAGTTCAGGTGTTCCTGCAATGCCAAATGGTGATTGTCTGCGAACAAAGATGCGTGAAGATTGAATCAAGCAAGCTGATTGCACCTCATAAGGCACCGCGCTCCAACCCCACACACCTGTGATTTTGCAAGCCTGTGGCAAATAGTAAGGCCATACATAACGACCTATTGCAAGAATTCGTGTGAACGGCCACCCTCTTCGTGGGTTATTGATCGGTTCAACCATGTAATCACTTGTTGCCCACACGGTATCCCAAAGCTGATTGAAATTGTCATCAGTTGCAATCTGTGTGATTGTGGTGATGTCATCAACATTCATTGTCCAGGGATCAAGGGCGGTGTAGTAACGAGCAACAGGTGCTTGCGTTGTGCCGTCTTTGTAAAAGAATCGCCCTGTATAGTCATCAATCATTCGACTAACTGCATTGATTGCTGCTTCAAGAGCTGCATCATCTGTTGAATCGCTGATTGTCAATGCTGCCTTCAACTCGGCAAGTGTGGAGTAACCGTTAGTGATCGCCACGCTTTATCCTCTTTTCTGCTTTCGGCAGGATTGCTCGTTCTAATTGTGGCTCCGCAGTTGCCGTTTCTTTCGGCTTTCTGCGAAGAAGTTTCTTTAGTCTTTCCATGCTTCGTGATGACTTTCATCTAACCAAAACGACTTTTGGTGCGGAAGTATTACTGAAGTATTCACATGGATTGGATACCCAAGTGATTTGATTCTTCGTGAGAAGAGTAAATCCTCACCAATCCATTCTCCATTGACAGGCCCATCCCAAAACCAACACCAATCTTTGCCTTGATTTGGGTCTGCAACCTCGCGCATCTTTTCCAACACGCTTCGATGAACCATCAGGCAACCTGTACCTGCTGCATCTATTTCAAAAACTGAGTTCTTGTCATATTTATACAAGGGCAAGAATCCTTGTGGTGAATCTTGAAAGATTGCAGGAACGGGTTTTGGATAAGTTTTGCCAGGAACACCGAAACCTGCAAAGACTAAACCTGCAACAACAGGGCGTTCTTTGTCATGGGCGGTGTCGCATAAAGCATCAAATGCTTCAACTGAGAGTTGCTCATCGCTATCCAACATCAACAACCAATCGGAATCGGTCATTTCTAAAAATTGTTTCACAACACGATTGCGTTGCTTTGACAATAACCCTGAACCTTTGACTCGCACGAACGGGCCGAGTCTTGAATTTCTAGCTCCTGAGAGTTGGATCAGTCTGAAAGCAAAAGCGCCATTGACCATTCCTGGATCGCAAGACCCGATTGTTACTGTGTGACCTGTTTTCATGTGATTCCCCCGAATCTTAGAGGTGAAGAGTGGGTAAGTCGGGGGGAGCCTACCCACTCTTCACACTATTGAAGAACCTTCAAATTAGAAGGTTGGTGCGCTCAATCCGGTTCCTGAAATGATTGAGGCTGCTGTTGGATAACGCTCTGCTGTGAATGCAGCGTATCCATATACAACAGTCTTGATTGTCAAGTTTCCTGCGCCTGTTGCATCGTAACGAAGTGTGAATGGTGATCCTGGTTGTTCCCAAAGGTGAGCCTCACCTGCGTTGACAACATAGATTTCATCCTGATTTGTTGTTGTTCCGTATGTTGTTCCAACATTTGCATCAGTAATGATTGGGAGACCCATCATCTGATAGCCAGAATTTCCATAAACAGAAGAACCTGCTCCAACACCTGATGCGTTCATTGGGCCGTTAGCGGCTGGCACTACCAATGGGCGGTTTGTGCTGTCAACTGCTGCAAGCAAGAATGCAAGGCGGCGTGGGTGCATGATGAAGTGTGTTGGGTTTGTGAATGAGTTTGTCTGAATCTGTTGGATCGCATCTGCGAGCTTTGGATATAGCAGAGCAACTGTTGGTGCTGTTGATGTGAATGTGATTGCGTTTCCGCCTGATGCACGAAGGCCCTTGATTGTGCCTGCTGTACCTGCACCGTTAAGGATTTGTGAATCAAGTGTTGTGTGCCATGACTTGATCAAGTCTGCTGCAACGAAAACATCAATGCCTGTTCCTCTTTCGATGGCCTGGCGAGATAAATCCTGCTGGCCGGCAATCGTCCGGACATTCACAGTTAGCAATGTATCGTCAACATCTGTCTCTGATACTGCATCATTCTGTGTAACCTGTACGGCTGTTGATGATCCTGTTGTCATGCGAGAGATATTCAGGGTCATGCCAGATGGTGGAAGTGTCATCTTGTTTGTTGCAAAGTCTGCAAATGGACGACCTGCACGAGCAAGTGGTGCTGCTAGATCAATGAGGTACTGTGGAATCACAAGACCTTCGAACTGTGCAGTTCCAACATCGCGGCGCTCGATCTCTTCTTCGCGCATATGGCGAGCAAGACGATCCTGTGCTGTGAAGTCTGACTTGAACTGTGCGTTGTAAGCATCCTTGAAGAATGATGAATCTGAACGCTCTGAGTATGTGCGTGATTCGCGTGTAACTGTTGTTCCACCAACTCGTGGTGTTGCAACTGATGCGACTGATGCACGAATCTCAGATGCCTTCGCATCTGCATCCGCCTGTGCCTTTAGCTTTTCGATCTTTGTATCTAGTGAGCGTGCTTCTTCTACGAGAGCATCAACCTTCTCGGTTTCCTCAACAGTAAGGTCGGTACGGTTCTCTTCTGCAACTGCTTCGAGAACTTCATCCATTTCTGCCTTTACTGCATCACGGCGCTCAACTACTTTGTCAAAATATGACATTTGGTCTCCTTGTGAGTTTGTTGTTTTGGAAGTGAGGTGGTGGCGATGCTTCTCACGGCGCTTGCAGGGTGTGAGTCTCGCTCCGACTTCGATCTGTCAGATTGCTGACAGAAATTTATTTTGTGCGATTAACGATTGCCTGTGCTAAACGAAGAGAAATCTTGCGACCTTCTTCTTCGGTTGCTTCAGGTAGTGGTTCAATGTAACGAAGTTCAGACATTTTGTGACCAACTAAAGTTTCTGTTGGTCGGTAGCCGTCACGGAATTCTTCATAGACACGAATCAAAACGGCAGGATCGCCCTCTTCGGCTGTGATGCTAAATTCTGTTCCTGGAATACCTAACACGCCTTCTTCCATGATGTGTTCAATGCGACCCTTAGCAGTTCCACCGCTTGAATCCCATTCAACAAAGTCGCCCACATTTTCGCGTGACTCTGTTTCAATTTCACCTTCTGCGCCTGTAAGCATTGCCATCATTTCAACGGCTTTCATGATGTAGTCATGACCTTCGCTCAAGTCATCAAAAATTGTTTTCAAGACGATCAAAGATTCACCGGTGACTTCACGGCCTTCCTTGATTGCATCTATTGCACTTCGCAATGCCTCGCGTGCTTCAACACTTGTTGTTGGATAAGCAGGATATGTCACGACTGAGACATCGCCATCAGCAAGTGAAACTTCTGTAAGAACACGGCGACTTCTATCATCTGACCACTTCTGACGAATCACACGGAAAGCAAAAGACATTTGGTCAACATCTCCGCGCTCAACTAGCTTGTAAAGGTCGCGCCCTTCTGATGTGTCTGCAATCTCTGCATCCATATATAAACCGCGATCATCTTCAGTAAGAGTCAAGGTGCCATTCTTTGTCCGGGCTACCGGCAATCCTTCGTGGTTTATGAGTAATCGAACATCAGGTGTCTCACTCAAAGTCTTGCGAAATGCGCCCGGTGCGATGCTTTCCTTGAAAGGAAGTGGAACGCTTGATTCGTTAAAGACTGCGGCATACCCCGAAAGGCGCATTGTGCCATCTTCAGCTTGGCGTGCTTCAACATCTCGCACCGTGAATGTGCGGCGTTCAATTTTTTTCATTTTGCTCCTTGAATCGGATTCGGCATCGAGCGCATCAATCTTGCGTTGCGCCCAATTTTGCGCCCTGTCAGAAAAGTTGGAATCTCCACCCCATAACAACCAGGCAACAAGACCTGCGCCTGGGTACTGTGGGTCTGAAGGATCGCTGTTTTTTGGTGCTTGTCCATCTACTTGATGGCGAGCGAACCAGGGTGCCATCTTGCGAACTTTGTTTTCGGTGATTCGACCTGCTGCCATTTCGCGTGCTTCACGCTTTGTGCCATCAGTTAAGCCATCGCCCCCAAAACCTTCTTCAAGGTATTTGAGACCTCGTTGAGCATTTTCACGAATGAAAGAAGGAACGCTCAAATCAACTGCGCGAGTGTTTATTTCTCCACCCGGTTCCATATCCTCTGAGATAGATACTGCGACCATCTGATCAATTGCATCTTGCTTATTGTCATGGCAACCAATTGTTGTGTAGGAACCGTCAGTTTCTTCTTTGACGGTTGCCCAACCTGAACAGTCGCTTTGTGTATCTGAGATGAAATATGGCATTTTTATCCTTAAATCAGAAGCAGAACTTCTGCATCGTCATTGAGTACGGAAAAGTCAATCTGTGAAACTGCATTTATTCTTACAACACCCAATGATGCA